ACTGAGACATGCTGCCCGCATGGGTGCTGCACCCTGGAATCAAACAGTTGTAGAACTAAGTGACTTTCACGTGGCAGTGTTTAGTGATCTGTTTCCAGTCACTCGCGGTCACTTGTTGTTTGTGCCTCGATTCAATACCGCAGGAGTGATCCGAGACTGTTTTGAATCTGCCATAACTGAAGGCAACCGAATGGTCGCAGCCGGCGAATGTGATGCCTTCAATGTGGGTATGAACTCAGGCGCTGCTGCTGGACAAACAGTGATGTATCCGCATGTGCATTTGATTCCCAGGCGTACAGGCGACTGTACAGATCCGGTGGGAGGAGTACGAGGCGTGATCCATGGTCAAGCCAACTATCATTCAGGCGGCTATCAGTTGCCGGCATAAGTAATGATCAAGCGGTCTTGGTGTCACTCCCGCTTTACAAACTCTGCCACCTATGCTATAATCACATAGGAGAAAAATAATGGCAAACTCATCAGTCGACTTAATCCGTCACTTGGAAGAAAATTTACAAAACACTAGACCAGTGAACTATAGGTACACCAGTACCAAAGAGTATCACGACTCTTTTCCCTGTGCTTACCGACAATGGCGTGCTGACAGTCACTGTAATCTAATACACGGCTACAGCTTCAACATGAAGTTTTACTTTGGTACCAATGACCTGGATGCTCGCAACTGGGCTGCTGACTATGGTGGCCTCAAAGAACTCAAATCTGTACTGGAAAGTCAATTTGATCACACCCTGCTGGTAGCAGAGGACGATCCTGAACTGGCGTTTTACAAAGAGATGGAGAAACGCAAGCTGGCCAAACTGACAATTCTGCCCAAACTGGGCTGCGAAGGACTGGCTGATCAGCTGTACAAGTATGTGAATGGTGTTTACATTCCAGACATGTGGGGCCAGGCAGAATCCAAACGTCTATGGTGCTATCGTGTGGAAGTGCGTGAGACACAAGCCAACATGGCGTGCCGCGAAGGACACCGTGAGTGGAACGAAGATTTATTTGAATAAGAGAACCCAATGGATTTCAAGTACGATATTGCAATACTACTGGCCACTCGTGGCCGCACCACAAGCCTTGACCGCAGCATCCGGAGCCTGGTAGAAATGGCTTCAGATATCAGTCGTGTGCAACTGATGTTTGCATTTGACAACGATGATACTGTGGGGTTCACATTCTTTGTTGATCACTTACAACCTTGGTTGGACAGTAAGGACGTCACATACACTGCCATGAAGTTTGAACGCATGGGCTATGTAAACTTGCACAAGTACAACAACGCCATGGCCAAGCAAACTGACTCACGTTGGTTGGTGATTTGGAATGATGATGCTGTGATGCAAAGTACCGGGTGGGATGACATTATCATGAGCCATGAAGGCGAGTTCAAGCTACTGAGTTTCTGCACCCACAACATGCATCCTTATAGCATCTTTCCTATTGTGCCACGCAAGTGGTATGACCTGCTGGGCTACATCAGTCCGCATCCCACACAAGATGGTTGGGTAAGTCAGCAGGCCTACATGCTGGACATTTATCTACGCATACCAGTAGATGTGCTGCATGATAGATTTGACTTAACTGGCAACAACAACGATGACATTTTCAACAATCGTCCCATGCTGGAAGGCAAGCCTTCGGACCCCAACGATTTTCACAGTGTGCAAATGATTGACCTAAGACATCAAGACTGTGCCAAACTTGCCATGCACATGCGCAAGATTGGTGCAAGCACTGAGTTCTTTGAAAACATTTTCAAAGGTACACAAGACCCCTGGCAGCGACTAGCGGAAAATGACATCAACAGTCAGATGGTGCAGTTTGATAATCCGCACAGGCATTTTAAAAAAGTGTAAATACTCAATGACACACAAAATTGCCTGGGTACAGCCCAACTTTCAACAAGGGCCCAAAGAGCTCAATGCTCACTACTTGCCGTATTCAGCAGGTGTGATATGGAGTTATGCTATTGCTGACCCTGAAATTAAACAAAACTTTGAACTCACTGAGTGGGTGTGGCGTAGAGATGAAGTTGAACCTATTGTGCAACGACTGGCCAAAAATGACATTGTGGCGTTTAGCACCTATGTGTGGAATCACAACTACAACTATGAGCTGGCTCGCAGAATCAAAGAAATCAATCCTGGTGTACTGACCATCTTTGGTGGACCTGAGCCAGCAATCACTGATCCTGAACTGTTTCGCAAAAATCCTTTCATGGATGTGGTAATCACATTCGAAGGCGAAATTACCTTTCGTCGACTGCTGCAAGCCTACGAAAGTCGAGACTTTGCGCACATTCCTGGACTGCTGCTGAATCAGAATGGTGAAGCTGTAAACACAGGAGAAGCCAAGCGTATTGAAAGTCTCGAAGAAGTGGTCAGCCCGTACCTGGCTGGGGTGTTTGACCAACTGATCAAAGACAATCCTGGCATCATGTGGCAGGGCACACTGGAGACCAGTCGAGGTTGCCCGTTTGCCTGCACATTCTGTGACTGGGGTAGTCTAACCTACAACAAGGTCAAGAAGTTTGAACTTGAACGTGTGTTTGATGAACTGGAATGGATGGCCCAACGAAACTTTGACTTTATCTCTATCACCGACGCCAACTTTGGCATGTTTGCCGAACGCGATGGCCTGATTGCAGACAAGATCATTGAGTGTCAAGAAAAATACGGATCGCCTAGAACATTCTCAGTGGCCTGGGCCAAGAATCAAAAGAAGGAAGTTGTGGACATTGTGAAAAAGCTGTTGGATGCTCGTGGCTTCAATCAAGGTCTAACACTCAGTGTACAAAGTCTAGATCTTGATGTGCTGGAAAACATTCGTCGCAAGAATATGGAAATGAACAAGCTCAACGAAGTGTTTGAATTGTGTGAACAACGCAACATCCCCACCTACACAGAACTGATCCTGGGCTTGCCCGGCGAAAGTCTTGAGTCCTGGAAAAAAAACTTCTGGACCCTGTTTGAAATGGGCAACCACACAGGTCTCACAGTGTTTCAGGCACAGTTGCTGGAAAATGCCGAGATGAATCTGTTGCAGAAAAAACTGTTCAAGATCACCAGCCAGCCTGTGACTGACTATTTTTCGGGCAGCTACAGCAACGAACACGTGGAAGAAAGCATTGACATCATTACTGGCACCAAAGACATGCCGTTCGACACCATGCTGGATGCACATGTGTTCTCATGGTTCATCAACACATTCCACATCAATGGTGTGAGCACACTATTAAGCCGCCTGGTATTCAAGTACAGCAATGTACCCTACAGTGAGTTCTACGATGCGCTGTTCAAATTCATGCAGACCGACGAATGGCTGCATCGCGAGCAAGAAGAAGTGCGTGAATACTATCGCAGCTGGATGACCACGGGCAAGATCAATCATCCCAACATTGGCATTGAAATACACGGCTGGAATCTAATACACAGAACCATACTAAACATGCACGTGGAAAAGCAATACAATGGAATCTTTGATATGCTGGAACGTTTTATGACACGTTATGATTTGCCTGCAGACCTGTTGACCAGCATCATGAGATTTCAACGTAGGTACCTGGTAGCATATGATGCCATGAACACCTATCCTGAAAATCTTGAGCTAGACTACAACATCTGGGAATATCTCAGCTTTGATCATGACCTGGTGCATGCACCAACTGTGTATCAACTGGAGTTTCCTGAAGACAAGACCATGAGCTTTCCCAAGTTCCTGGAACTGTTTTATTTTGCACGACGAAGAAACTTTGGCAAAGCCATGGTAGAACGAATTGGCCAAGAGTCAGATGGCGCCCGACGCGGCGATGGTGCAGCACGAGCCAAACTAGCGGCCTAATGTCAAGACTGTTTGCATTTGGTTGTAGTTTTACCAATTATCGCTGGAGCACCTGGGCAGATTGTCTGGCTCCAGAATTTGATTATTTTGAAAACTGGGGACAAAGCGGAGGCGGCAACCATTACATTTTTAATTCAGTAATGGAAGCTGATCAAAGACATAATTTTGGTGCCAACGACACTGTGATTGTATGTTGGTCTAATTTTATGAGAGACGATAGATACATTAACAATCGGTGGCACACAATAGGTAATATGTTTACCACACCAATATATCGTCCCGAGTACTTGAAAACTCATGTGGACGAACGCGGATATGTTATACGTGACCTTGCGTTTATTAAAGGTGTAAAATCATTGCTAGAGAATAAACATAATCTAACATGGAAATTTCTTAGTCTAGCCAATCTTAAGTTAGGTGTCAGGTGTGAGACTGAGCCGGGTGAACCTAAAGATGTAATGGAAGTGTACGCAGATGTGTTAGATACAATATTGCCTAGCTATCAGGAAACAATATTTAAAGACGGATGGCCCAACCGAGACGGTGACCCTCATCCTAGCCCTGCAGAACATTTGGCCTATCTGGATGTAGTATTGCCGGGCTGGGTGACAAAAGAATCTACTCGTGTTATAATGCAACAAGAAAGTATCAATCTAAATAAAGATCCCCGCAAGTCGGGAATGACAAAGGTAACAAGACTATGAAATTTAAAGTAAGTGAACTATTTTATTCAGCACAAGGCGAAGGACGCTATGTTGGCGTGCCGTCGATATTTTTGCGCATGTTTGGCTGTAATTTTACCTGTTCAGGATTTGGTTGCAAGCCCGGTGAACGATCAACTGGTGCCGACGACGTGGCCAAGACAGTACACCTGTACAACACATTTGAGGAACTGCCCCTAGTAGCAACTGGCTGTGACAGTTATGCATCCTGGCATCCAGCATTCAAACATCTGAGCCCCACATATACCGCAGAAGAACTGGTGGCGAAGATGGCTGCATTACTGCCGCATGGCAACTGGCTACAGCCCAATGGCAATCCTGTGCACCTGGTTATCACAGGTGGTGAACCCTTGCTGGGATGGCAACGTGCATATCCTGAACTCTTGGACAAACTGCATGAACTTGGCCTGCGACACATCACATTTGAAACCAATGGTACCCAAGAACTCAGCAGAGAATTCAAACAGTATCTTGCTGCCTGGATGGGCGAAATCACATTCAGTGTGAGTCCCAAACTGTCAGTATCCGGAGAGAAATACGAAGACGCCATCAAGCCCGACATCATCTGGGATTATGAAACATACGGTGTGACCTATCTCAAGTTTGTGGTCGAAAAGGTCGAAGACTTTGCTGAACTGGATCTTGTGACAGACGAATATCGACTGCGCGGATTCAGCGGTCCTGTATTTGTCATGCCCGTAGGTGGTGTTGTGAGTGTGTATGATAGCAATCGATTGCATGTGGCCGACGAAGCACTCCGGCGCGGCTACTGGTACAGTCCCCGACTGCATGTAGATCTCTGGGGCAATGGCTGGGGAAAATAACACCGGACACCTAGAAAGTGACTGACAAATCAAATCTACTCAAAGGACGCAACAGCTACGATAGTACCAGCACAGGAACTCTTGTTCCATTCTTGAACCGGAATGTTACTCCCTATGCCACTGAAGCCGGCGGTCCTAAATTTGATTTGATTCCGGTCACTGAGCAAAAAGATCTAATGATCAATCATGCCAGGATGTATGCTCAGCAAGAGTATGATCGTATAATGTCCTTGGTTCATGTGCTGGAAGAACAGGCTGAACAAATTAGACGCAGACTAGAAATAACAGATGCAGTACATGGGGCAGAGTTTCAGTTTAGATTGGTAATGGGCAACTGTTACTGGTTGGTGTGGCACACAAGACTAGAAAAAATGTTGTTGGTACACACTGGACCAACCAACTGGAGCACTGGCGCCCCAGAAGATTACAATTATCTAGCACAAGTAAAGTACATGGGCGACCACACCTGGATGGAAATAAAAGAGGATTGATATGGGATTATTTGATATTTTTCGAAAAAAATCTGCACCTGCGGCAGAAACAAAACCAGCAGCACCCAAAGTTCGTGTGCTCAAACAAGAGCCCAAAAGTGAAAAAGAAATTGCCACCTCAGCCGGAGAGCCGTACGTGGCCATTCTCAAGATGGACATTGATCCCAACAACTTGCATCAGGGCAGTTTTGAACTGGACTGGAATGAAATCTTTGTGAGTCGCTTGGTCAAGGCTGGCTACATGATCAAGCCCAATGATGTGGATGTTGACATTGTGGATCGTTGGTTCCAGACTGTGTGCCGTCATGTTGTGATGGAAACCTGGGAACAGGAACAAGCCATTATCAAGGGTGCAGGACAGTATGTCAACACCCGAGACATTGGCGATGGTAGGACTGAAGTGTCATGATTTTTAACCACATCAAACAACTCAAACAAGACGGGAAGAAAATTGGCATCACTTTTTCAACCTTTGACATGCTGCATGCAGGCCATATTGCCATGCTGTCAGAAGCCAAGAACCACTGCGACTATTTGATATGCGGCCTGCAAACTGACCCCACAATTGACAGACCCGATACCAAGAACAAGCCTATACAAAGCATTGTGGAACGTCAGATACAATTGGCTGCTTGCCGCTATGTGGACGAAGTTGTGGTGTATCAAACTGAACAAGATCTTATTGACCTGTTGTTGATTCTGCCACTTGATGTTCGTATTTTGGGTGTAGAGTATAAAGATAAAGATTTTACTGGTCATTACGAAGGTCAAGTGCGAGGAATTGAACTGGTATTCAACGGCCGAGACCATAGTTTCTCCAGCAGTAGTCTACGCAAGCGTGTGGTTGCTGCCGAAAGTCACAAGGTACTGTCACACAAATGATATTATTTGCAAATGGTTGTAGTCATACCGCGGCTGCTGAGGCAGTGGTTTATCATGCCTGGGCCGAAGATGATGGCAACTTGTATCGGGCAGGCCGTGTCCCGCATCCGCTAAATTTGGCTGCAAGCTGGTGTACAGTGTTAGGACAAAAACTAGATCGTCAAGTAATTTGTGCTGCACAATCAGGTGGCAGCAATGATCGCACAATACGCACTACCAAAGACTGGATCAAAAACAATCCTGACAAACTTTACAATACATTTATGGTAATACAATGGACCTCTTGGGAAAGAGAAGAGTGGTTTTATCAAGAGCAAGATTATCAGGTCAATGCGTCTGGCAGAGACACTGTACACGAAGATCTGCAGGAACGCTATAAACATTATGTAATCAACATAGACTGGACGGAGAAAACCACAGACGCACACCACAAGATTTGGGACATGCATTGCTATCTTGAGCAACTTGGCATAAACCATTTGTTTTACAATGCTACTAGTACGTTCAATGGTATTGTACCAATTGATCAAAAATCCTGGGGGAAACATTACATTGACCCATACAGCCGGACCGGCAGCTATGATGCTGTGCTAAGAAACAACGGATTTGACTATGTCAACCCCAAAACATACCATTTTGGTGCTAATGGCCATTGCTTTTGGGCCAACTATGTGTTACAATACATTAAAGATAACCAACTACTGAGCTCTGATGAAATACCTTCTTATTGATACTAGCAACATGTTCTTTCGAGCACGGCATCAAGCACACCGTGCTGCGGACTCCTGGACCAAGCTGGGGTTTGCACTGTATCTCACTCTGATGAGTGCCAACAAGGTTGTGCGGCGTTTTCAAGCAGACCATGTGGTTTTCTGCTTAGAAGGTCGAAGCTGGCGCAAGGATCACTACAAGCCCTACAAGGCCAATCGTGCTGTGGCCCGTGCTGCCATGAATGATGAGCAGGCAGAAGAGGACAAGCTGTTCTGGGAGACCTATGATGAGCTGACTAAATACTTGAGCAACAAGACCAATTGCAGTGTGATCCGTGAGCCCCAGGCCGAAGCTGATGACATCATTGCACGATGGATAGCCCTACACCCCCAAGACGAACACATAGTGGTCAGCTCAGACACAGATTTTGTGCAGCTGGTGGCGCCCAATGTCAAACAGTACAACGGTATTACCGATGAGCTGATCACTGTGGACGGAATCTTTGATGTCAAAGGACAACTGATCAAGGACAAAAAGACCAAGCTGCCCAAGACTGTGCCTGATCCTGCCTGGTTGTTGTTTGAAAAATGCATGCGTGGCGATACCAGTGACAATGTGTTCTCAGCGTATCCTGGTGTGCGTACCAAGGGAACCAAGAACAAGACCGGACTGGAAGAAGCGTTTGGCGACATGGGCAAAAAAGGCTATGCCTGGAACAATCTCATGTTGCAGCGTTGGACTGACCACAATGGTCTAGAACACAGAGTGCTGGATGACTATGAACGCAACCGTGCCTTGATTGATCTCACAGCACAGCCACAAGAGATCAAGGACTTGGTGGATGCTGCTATACGTGCTCAAGTGAGTCACAAGGACGTGGGTCAAGTAGGCAGTCACTTTTTGAGATTCTGTGGCAAGT